GAGGAGGTTATCGGTGAGTACCTCGCACGCAGGTATAGCTTCCTCAAGCACGCTATCTCCCTGCAAGTGCCAGCGGTGAGGGCTGGCAGGTCGCTCCGCCTTGACCCCGTCCTCGTTCCCTTCACCATTGAGGCAAGCACCGAAGAGACGAGCAAGGCAGGTGAGGAGGACAAGCCCAGTGAGGGCAAAACCACCCCCACCAAGACCGAGGGAAAGGAATAGCAACCAGCCCCTAATAACGATAGCCCCGTGGAGTACCCTCTCTGCGGGGCTTTTTTATGCCCAAAAGCACAGAGGTAGAGGAAATTAGTAACATATCTCCATTTCTACCTAAATCCAATATCAGGCTATATATATTTGCATATATCCGATAGCTTAACGATATGAAAACTAAAATCTTACAACAGCTCAAACAGAGATATTCCAATCTCGGGGTGAGCGAAAAGGCGTTTGATGGGGTAGCCGACTTCTTGTCAAAAACCATCACCGAGGAAGAACGTATCGCAGAGTCAGTGGCAGGTGCAGAGTCTTTCCTGAAGGCGTATCAGTCCGACGTGGACAAGGAGCGCACGAGCGCTTCCGCCCTCCGCAAGGAGCTTGAGGCCCTCAAGAAGGAGACCCAGCCCAAGCCCACCGACCCTAAGCCAAGCGACAATCAGGGGAACGAGCCCACCGAGCGAGAGAAGAAGATGATGCAACAGCTGGAAGCCCAGCAGAAGCAGATCGAACTCATCCTCGGTCAGCGCTCCCACGAGGGTAAGCTGGCACAGATCACCGCCCTCCTCGGAGAGAAGAATATTCCCGAGTCCTTCTACACCATGGCTCTAAGCGGGCGCACCTTCGGAGAAGATACGAACGTAGGCGAGCTGGTAGCTAACATCGAGCAGGGCTACACGAAGTTCCAAGACGAGAGCGCCAACGACCGCTTCAGAGGGGCAGGAAAGCCCGAAGCAGGCGAGCCGTCCAACGATGACGTGATGGCCTCTATCGTGAAGCAGGTGAACGAAGGTACGGAGGCAATCCTTAACGAAAAGAAGTAAAAGAACATGGCAAAAATCAAGTATGACGAAAACGCGTACATGCCCACTCACGAGCTGTATCGCGTAGAGACGGGTTACCGCCTCTCGGGAGGTTTCAACCTCGACGTCACGGGTCTCACGGCTGGCTCCGTAGTCCCTCCCCTTGCGCCTATCTCTGTCGACAAGGTCACCCGCAAGGCTACCCTGCTCAAGCGTGTGCGTGTCGTAGAGGCTGGCTCGGGGAAGAAGGTCAAGGTGTCCAAGTACGCTAACCTTGCGAGCGGTATGTTCCTCTCCAACGGAACAGCAACGCTCACCATCGACAGCGTAGATACCTCCGACAAGGAGTTTGACACTATCACGGCTAAGGCTGACGTGTCGGCATTCACCAAGGGCGCAGTCCTCTTCGAGGCTACCGCAGCTACGGGGAACACCGCCAAGGGCAGTGCCGACTACCTCACCTACGCACCCGTCAAGGTGGAAGAAGGGGCTACCCTCACCGCCCTCGGTCGTGCCTTTGAGGTAGATACGGACAAGCTCTATATCCCAGTCACGGAAGAGGACAAGAAGGCGCTCACCGCCCGCTTCCTCTTCGTCTAAGCCAACCAACTAACCAAAACCGACAGATATGGAACTAACTATTGATAGCATCCTCGGTCACGCTGGCTTTATCAAGGCAGTAGCAGACCGAGCGCTGGCTACGGAGCGTAGCAAAATCATCCTCGGCAGATATATGGGCTTCGAGACTACCCCCACCCGTCTGTTCAAGTCCGTCTACGGGACGACCTCGGCAGTGCGCATGGGTTCGGTCATTGACCGCAACGCAGGCAAGGTACTCCGTGGGCGTGCGCCTATGGGTGACGCTACTCTCGAGGTAGCAGACATGGGCGACCGCTTCCAGATGGATAACGACCGCTTGGAGAAGCTCAAGTTCATCCTTGACCGAGTGAATGCTGGTCAGCTGGGGCAGGACGCTGTGGTGAACACGCTTACGGACGACTTCCGTGAACTCTCTGTTGCGCCCTATAAGCGTATGGAGAAGGTGCTGTTCGACCTTGTGTTTAACGGGAAGGCAGAGGTGACTATCGGAGACAACCCCAAGGGCGTGTCTATCCTCGATATGAACCTCCCTATCCTCACGGCAGAAGCCAAGGCGAGCGATAAGGACAACCTCGTGGAGTTCCTCGTGAACCTTCGCAACAAGTACAGCTACCTCAACTTCGGTACGATGGAGATGAGCCAAGCGACCTTCTTCAAGTACTTCGCCAAGAGCAAGGAGCTGATGGGCAAGTACAAGATGTCGCTGGGTGGTGCAGAGGTCTCCATAGCTGGTATCATTCCCCTCGAGGCTGTGAACGCCATTATGACCTCGCTGGGTCTGCCCGCTATCCGTGTCGTGAACAATATCGTGACCGACCTTAGCGGTGCTACGTCTCCCCTCTGCCCCGACGACAAGATTGTCTTCCTGCCCGAGGGTGAGATCGGTAAGGTGCGTCACTTCCGCCCCTATGAGCTGAATGACCCCGTACCCAACAAGGTGTACAACACGCTTGTGGGCGATCATATGATCTCCACGCAACGCACGGATGAAGGTCGTTTCATCGAGTACGCTTGTGCGTGGATCCCCGAGGTGCGTCTGCCTAAGCATATCCTCTCTGTAGACCTCAAGGCTATTAAGCAGTAGACGATATGACCCCGCAGGAGTATATCCAAGAAAAGTACCGAGCTATGGGGGTAAGCCTCTCCGATGGCTATGTGTCCTCTCTACTCGTCGGCAAGGGGCTATCCCCGAGTGACGATACCTGCTTCTCTGAGGCGGGAGGCGTGGAGCGTGTACACAGAGCCTTCGTAGAGAGCCTGCCTGAGTTCCTTCTGATGCCAAGCTCCGTGAGTGAGCTGGGGGTGTCTATCTCCCGAGCGTCTAAGGACGACATAGCTAAGTACTACCGCCTTGAGTGCCGACGCCTCGGGCTTCCCGATATGCTCTCCGAACCTCCAAGAGTGCACTTCCGATGATTTACGAGAACGGATATATACAAGCGATAGAGACCGAGCAAGGTAGCTTCGACGACAAGGGGAGACCCGTGTTTTCGGATGCTGTCGAGTGCGAGCTTATCCCTTGTATGTTCCGCTCCTCGGTCAATGACAAGCGAGGGACGTACAAGGATGGCGGGTATTCCCGCTACGCCTACGAGGTGCATCTTGAGCCTGTGTCGGTGACGGCAAAGCGTGCAAAGCTATACCGAGAGGATGGAAGTCTTATAGGTGAGTTCACGATACAGAGCTGGGAGTACGCCCGCATACTCAACTTCACGCAGATCATCTTAGGCTGATGGAGTTACGGGAGTTCCTCGCAGAGGTGCGTAAGGAGGTTATCACCGAGATCATCGACGATGTGCGCTTCATCGCTAAGGGGTGCTATGAGGAAGCTATCCGACGCAAGCAGTATGCGGATAAGTCGGGTAGGCTCTCAGCCTCCATAGGATGGGCGGTGTGCTACGATGGCAAGGTGGTGCATTCGGGCGGGTTTACGGGAAACGGAAGGAAAGCAAGCGCAGGGCAGTCCGCAGGTCGTGAGGCGGTGCAGGAGCTGGCAAGAGGGAGCAAGGGCATACGCCTTATCCTCGTTGCTGGCGCTCCCTATGCAACGCAGGTTGAAGCAAGAGGCTTTGACGTGACGACCTCGGGCGAACTCTTAGCGGAGGAGATGGTGCAATGGTGGCTGAATAATGCGTAAGACGGGATTAGCAATAGAGGAGTATATCCACGGGCTTCTCAAAGGGAGAGTAGTGGTTAGTGGTGGTGTGTACAGAAATGGCACACGACCCTTTGATAGCAACGTGGAGGATGTCGTAGTGTCTTTCCTCACGGGGAGGGATAGCTTAGACGGCTTCTCGCAGAGCGGTGTCGTCAATGTGAACGCCTATGTTCCTATGCGCAATTTCGGGGAGCCCTTATTAGTCAAGGACGTTAAAAGGTGCGAAGAGCTGGAGGAAGCTATCTCACAGCTCGTAGATGCACACCGCACGGGGGACTTTCTCCTTGTTCTTGACGGGACTCCCACCACCTTCTCCGAAGAGGGCTTTAGCGTGGTGAACGTGAGAGTCAAATACAAGTATAACAAAATAACAGAGTAACAGATATGTCATATCAGGATACTAATAACACCGCCTGGGGCAAGGTAGAAGTCCAGGTGGGAGCCGTGAACGCCACGGACGGGAGCAAGATGCCCACCGCAGGGATGGCCCTCATTGGCTTCGTCAAGGAGGGTTCGCTGAGCATCGAGCAGGAGGAAGGCGACAAGAAGGAGTGGAAGGCTGTAGGTGGTGAGATCGTAGACACCCTCACCAACGCTTCTGCCCTCCGCATCAAGTTCCACGTAAAGAACCTCAACAAGAGTATGATGGAGAGGGTGTTCAACGTCAAGGAGGTTGGCGACACTCTCGAGGTTAACGCCCTTGCACCAACAAAGGAATGGGCGCTGTCCATCATCCCCGAGACGGTCGGAGCCGAGGTCTTCAAGGCTCCCCGTGTCAAGCTCACGGGCGTTATCGTCCTCAGTGAGGACGCAGGCTACGGGATTGACGTCACGGCTACGATCCTCAAGGCGAAGGTGGACAGCCCCCTCTTCTATCTTGAAAAGAAAAAGGCTCTGTGATGAAGCTCCCTTTCTTCAAGAAGAAGGCAGAACAGATGGTATCGGATACGCTCCTCTCGGGGGGCGTGTCCGTGTCCATCGGCTCTACCGAGTATAAGGTCTACCCTCCTACGCTTGCTACGTGGGTAGAGGTGTCGGCTCTCATCGCACAGGTCACGGACGTAGAGGAGCGAGATATGACGCTCTACGACCTTATCGCCCTGGGCGGTGACGCAGAGACCTACGCACATATCCTCGCTGCGTTCATCACGGGCGTGAAGCGAGACAACGAAGCGGAGCGACGCAAGACAGCTGAAGCGCTCCTCTATACCGCCACTATCCCCGACCTCGCCACAGCTCTATTCAACGTGCTGGAGAGTGCGAACATCGGGGAGCTTTTTATGCTTACCACTTCCCTCAAGAGGACAGCGATAACGAAGCCAACGAAGGAGGTGGGGAGCGAAACGACAGCCCCTGGGCACGAATAGGCAGTTTCGCCAAGTACTATCATCTGAGCTTTGATTACGTCCTCTACGAGCTCAGCTATACGAACTTCCTCCTCTACTCTAAGGCTATCCCCAGCTACAAGCCCAAGGACGAGGGGAAGAAAAAGACGACGAGCCGTGGTATGTCCTTCGGGGACTTCACCTCGGCACTCAAGAAAATAGCGCAATAAATGGCACACAAGACGTTCTCTGTCACCCTTGACCCTACGGAGTTCATCAGAGGTACGAAGAGCTTAGAAGAGAGCTTTGACCGCCTCCAGCAGAAGATCCAAGGGACATCAACGAAGCTCCCCAGCTACAGCGCACCCGTCAGCGAAGCGAGGGGCGAGGTAGACCTGCTCAGCAACTCGTTCCAGCGTGCTGCGGGACTTGCTGCGGGTATCTTCGCTGTGAGCGGTGTGCAGGACTTTGTGAGCAAGCTGTACAGCGTGAGAGGGGAGTTCCAGCAGTTGGAGATCTCCTTTAAGACGATGCTCGGCAGTGGGGAGCAGGCTAACGAGCTTCTCGCCCAGCTGGCACAGACCGCAGCGTCCACGCCCTTTGACTTGCAGGGCATTGCCTCCAGCGCAAAGAATATGCTTGCCTATGGCTTCGCAGCCGATCAGGTGAACGAGACGATTGTTCGCCTCGGGAATGTGGCAGCAGGGCTATCTCAGCCACTCGGGGATATTGTCTATCTCTATGGCTCTCTCCGTGCGTCGGGGCGTGTCACGAACATAGACATTAGGCAGTTCGCCAACCGAGGCATCCCCATCTATGAGGAGCTGGCGAAGGTGTTAGGCAAGAGCGTAAGCGAGATTAATAGCCTTGTATCGGCTGGTAAGGTGGGCTTCTCCGACATTGAGCAGGCGTTTGCGAATATGACCAACAAGGGCGGGAAGTTCTACAACCTTATGCAGGCTCAGAGCGAGAGCCTCACGGGGCAGATCTCCAACTTGCAGGACAACATTGATATGATGTTCAACGAGCTGGGGAAGGCTTCGGAGGGCGTCCTATCGTCGGGCGTGAAGGCGGTAGCCTACCTTGTGGAGAACTACGAGAAGATCGGCAAGGTCATTGCAGGTCTCATCGTGACCTACGGGGTGTACCGCACGGCCGTGATTACGAATATCGCCCTTACTAAGGGCTGGACGGCAGCTACTCAGGCGGATACCATCGCAAGAGGTCTGAACGCCCTCTCCATTAAGTCCCTCACGGCAGCCACCAACCGCCTAACCGCTGCTATGCTTGCCAACCCCTACGGGGCTATTGCGGTAGCTCTCACGGCAGTGATAGCGGCTATGTGGGCGTTCTCCGACTCTACGAGCGCAGCCGAACGTGCGCAGAAGGACTTCAACGAAGAGAAGAAGCGAGCCGAGGAGCAGGAGCAGAAGCACAAGGAAGCCGTAGAGGCTCTCCTCAACGTGGTGCGTGACGAAGCCTCCGCCACGGCAGACCGACAGAGTGCGCTTGAGCAGTTGCAGAAGTACTACCCTCAGATCTTCTATAAGTACGATATTGAGACGCTCAAGCTCCAAGACATCGCCAAGCTCAAGCGTGAGATTGCCGAGTACGACGGCAAGGCGAAGATGGACAAGGCTAAAAGCGAGATTGAGAGTTCAGAGAAGCGCATCAAGGAGCTAAAGGAGAAGATTGAGGATACGACCAAGAACGTTTCCAGCCAAACCAACCTTACCGAGCGACGCAAGACGCTTAGAGCCCTGCGAGAGAACCTTGAGCGCGAGGAAGAGCTGTACAAGCAAAGGCGCTCATTCTACGGCAAGGTAAGCGACAACCAGCTCCTTAGCGGTGGAAGCCTTGCAAGTCTCACTGACAAGCAGCTCTCCGATATGCTCCAAAACATTGAGGGGGCTAAGAAGCGCATCAAGGGCAGCGTGAACACCAAGTCGTACATATCTGGCTCTATCCTCAAGGGGGCGTATGATGAAGCTGGGTGGGAGGAGCTTGTAAAACGCATCAAGAGCGAGCAGGAAGCCCGCAAGAAGCCCATCAAGTCCTACAAGGACGCTGTCACCGACCTCAAGAAGGAAGAAGAGAAGGCGAACAAGGAGCTAAAGAGCTTTAACGCCCTCACCGCTCAACAGCTCAAGCGCAAGAAGGAGGAAGCCGTCAAGAACGGCAACTACAACTGGAACCCCGATGAGGAGCGCAAGCGTCTCAAGGAGGAGTACGACCTCAAGAAGAAAGCCCGTGAGGAGTACGAGAAGGGCGCAGGTGAGACGAGCAAGAAGGGCGGAAGCCGTAAGCGCTCCACGGCAGAGTCTGAGGCTCATACCAAGGCACGACAAGCCGAAGAGCGCAGACAGCAAGAGGAACAGCGCTCCCGTGAGCTGGCACGCTCCCGCAGAGACGCTGAACTCAACATTGAAGCTGAGCGCATAGCCCTTATGCAGAATGGATTTGCCAAGGAGATGGCAGAGCTACAGCTTCAGCACAAGCGCAAGATGTCCGCCTTTGACGACCAAGTGCAGGAGCGCCTTGCCAAGGTGCGTGACGCTGAGAAGCTGGAATGGGAAGCTACCCACGACAGCAAGAAAGAGGTCTACAAGCAGCGCAAGCTCACCGAAGCCGATCTAAGCGACACAGACCTCAATCAGATCCTCGCAGGGCGTGAGCTGGCAGACCAAGCTCTCGCAGAGGGGCAAGAGAAGATTATCAAGGAGCTACGGGATAAGTACCTCACCTACGAAGAGCGCAAGACCGAGATCAAGAAGCGCTACGAGGCAGAGCGCAAGATCATTGACGACACCTCGCTCCTCCTCGCAGAGCAGAAGACCTCCGCCCTCGTAGAGCTGGCGAAGAAAGAGGCAGACGAGCTCAAGGCGATAGACAACGAGCGCTACGAGCATACCCAGCGCACGAACCAGCTCTTTGTAGAGCTCTTCGCTCAGCAGGGAGAGCGCACGGTGGCGCAGATGCGCAGTACCATTGCCACCGCCCGTGAGATGCTGGACTACCTCGCCAGCACGCCAGCGGACAAGCTGGAAGGTCGCTTTGGTATGAGTGCGGACGAACTCGCCTCTATACAGAACTCCCCCGAGAAGCTCAAGGCTATCACGGACGCTCTGAGGGGCTTGCGTGACGAGCTGGGCAACTCCTCTCCGTGGCAGTCGTTCATCTCCTCTATGGAGGACGCACTGAGCCGTGGTAAGAGCGCACTCAACGACTACAAGAAAGCCCGCAGGGAAGCCACCTCAGCGACCACCGAAGAGGAGCGAGCCAGCGCACAGAGGAAGGCGGATATTGCCTTTAGCCGTGTCGGTCTCTCGGTGACGAAGATTGGCAAGAACGTGAAGGACGCTACGCCCCTTGTGCAGGATCTGGGGAAGTCCTTCGGGGCTATCTTCGGCAACAGCGCTATGGAGGACGCAGTGGAGGGGCTCACGCAAGCCCTCTCCGACCTCGGGGGCGTAGCTTCGGGCATCGGCTCTATCATCAGCGGGGACGTGCTGGGTGGCATTACCTCTATCGTGGGCGTTGTAGGCAACCTCGTGAGCCGTGCGCAGAAGGTAGAGCGTGAGGTGCTGGAGAAGCGCAGGAAAGCCCTTGAGGCACTCACACGCACGCAAGAGGAGTACAACGCTGCACTCCTCAAGGCTAACCTACTCTACGAAAAGGGCTCTACCATCTTCGGGGATGACGTGTACAAGCGTGCTACTAACTCTATCAGCGTGGCACGCCAGGCGATGGAGCAGTTCCGTAAGTCCGTAGCCTTCTCCGACAAGGAGTTAGAAGGCGATGGAGTGCTGGACTTCCTCGGTATTGGCGGTAAGCCCGAAGACTTCCCCAAGCAGATGCGTAGGGCTATGGAGCAGATCCGCAAGCAGATCAAGAACAAGCTCCTCCCCACGCTCAAGGGTGAGTTCGCCAAGTTGCAGAATATCTCCGTCAAGACGGGGAGCCACAAGGAGGGGATATTGTGGGCGAGAAAGAGTGTAGACGACTACAACACCCTCGGCAAGCTCTACCCCAACCTCATAGACAAGAGCGGTAAGCTCAACGTGTCGCTGGCGGAGTCTATCCTCAAGACGCACGAGTTCAGACAAGGGGGCAAGGAGGCGCTGGAGAATATGCTATCTCTCTACAAACAGAACGAGGAGGCTATCAAGACGATGAACGACTACCTGCACGGGCTCTTTGGATCGCTGGGTAACGCTATCACCGACTCCCTCGTCACGGCTTTCCGCACGGGTGAGGATGCCACACGAGCCTTCACCTCCAATATCGGGGATATGCTCAACAACTTCGCCAAGCAGATAGCCTACTCTTCGTTCCTTGCGCCTCTTATGGAGAAGGCACAGAAGGAGGTGGCTGACGCTATGCGCCTCGCTGGTGGGGATAATCAGATGGAGGCTATGCTTCGTGCTATGTCCTCGCTTGTGGACGGGGTGAAGACGCAGATACCCGCCTTCAACGAGTACCTCAAGAAGACCGAAGAGATGGTGCAGGCTCACGGCTTTGACCTCGCAGGAAAGAACAGCGACACCCGCAGCGCTACGGCTAAGGGCATAGCCCAAGCCTCGCAGGATAGCATTGACCTGCTGACGGGCTTGTGGCACACGAACGTGCTAATCTCAGAGCGCACAGCCAACGCCACGGAGCGTATGGTGACGATCCTTGAGGCGCAGGGCGTGCGCAGGCTCCCCACAGCGCAGGATATTGGGCTTGACCAATTCGGAACGGCTGTAGGGCGTGTGTACGCTGAACTGCAAGCTATCAACCGCAATACGAAGGTGACGGCAGACGCTATGGAAGCCTCCCGCTTCATCCTCGCTCAGATGGATAGTAACGGCATCAAGATTAAGCGATGAACGCAGTAATAGTACTTGAGGTAGGTAGCAGGGATACTATCCTCGGTGAGGACGCTATCAAAAACCTCTTCGCCCTCCCCACGATGACGGAGCCCCCGTCGGTGGATTGGGCAGAGGAGGATGGCGTGGAGATAGACGAGATCACCGCCACGCAGGTAGAGGAGCAGAAGGTGGCTATCCCGATGTACTCACGTGGTAGGAACGTCTTCCTCGACCTCCTTGACAATAGGACGATACGCCTCTTTGCTGGGGGTATTCAGTTCGGGGACTTCCGCCCCGTGAGCGTGGAGAACGTGCAGAAGTGGGCGGGGGGCTGGTCCGCCGTGCTGGTCTGCTCACGAAGCGAGAAGCCCGCACCTACCGACAACGTGCGCTGGGAGAATGGGCTGATGATCCTTGCCGACGTGGCGAGTGCGCCTATATGGGTAAGCCCCGAGAACAAGGGCATTGCGAGCGTGGATGACGAGACGGGGCGGTACTACTTCGCTGGCTCACGGCCATACAAGGCGAAGTACTCCCTTGAAGTACCCGTACTCATCAAAGCCCCTACCCTGCCCGACCTATGGGACGCACGCAATAAGCTCCTCTCTCGCCTTACGGCACGTGGGCTGAGGGCGATACCCCACTTTGACGGAGATACGCTACCCGTGAGCGGAGTGTACAGCACCTCCACAAGCCGAGACGTGAGCGCAGGTGATGACGGCTACCGCTGGACAATTGACATAACATTTACCATAACCAAACTATGATTGAATTGTACGTAAACGGCAAGGCTACGCCCTACCCGATAAGCTCTGAGAGCTACCACGAAGCCAAGGTAGGCGCAGTGTCTACGCTTGTGGTAGAGACGACGTCGGACAAGGCCATTGCCTTCCCTCTCGGCACGTATTGCACGTGGCGTGGTGAGAAGTTCTCCCTCTACACTCCTGCCGAGGTAGTGAAGGTGTCCGAGCGAGAGTACCGCTATACGCTCACGCTCAGCGGGGAGGGGCAACAGCTCGCACTATCTAAGTTCAAGTTCATCGTAGCCAACCCCGAGGACGTGCGTCTGTCGTTCACGCTGACGGGCAAGCCCCGCTTCTTCCTTGAGCAGATACTGCGTAGCCTGCCAGCGGGCTTCTCTATCGGTGCGTGCTTAGAGGCGGAGGCGCAGGCTATCTCCTTCAAGCACGAAGACTGCCTCAGTGCGCTCTCCCGAGTAGCCGAAGCGTTCAAGACGGAGTGGCACATCACGGGCAAGACGCTCAACCTCGGCAAGGTGGTAGGCGACAAGGCTAATGCCGTCACGCTCTCCTACGGTAAGGGCAAGGGCTTACTCTCGGGGCTGACCGCTTCCAACGACAGCGAGAAGTCGCCCGTAGGGAAGCTCTTCATCCAGGGGACAGAGCGCAACATTGACCCGTCTAAGTACGGAGCTAAGAGCCTGCACCTACCCAAGGGGCGCACCCTCTCCTACGAGGGGCGTGAGTATGTTGTGAGTGCCGACGGGCAGAGCCTCAGCGTGAATGGGCTAAGCACGGACGGACGTAAGGAGGATAGCTTTGACGGAACGAACATCTACCCCCAGCGTGTGGGCGTGGTTAGCTCGGTGGTAGTCACGCCTAACGGCAACTACGACATCGTGGACAAGGACAACCCCGTAGACTACTCGCAGTACCGCATTGCAGGGGAGAAGGCAACTATCACCTTCCAAACGGGACGGCTTGCAGGGCGCACCTTTGACATCGCACAAGATAAGGACGTGCTGAAGTACGACCACGCTACAAAGCGCTTCCAGCTGGTGAGCGTAGAGGAGGACGGGATGAAGCTCCCCGAGCCGAAGGTGTTCTACCCTGCCGTAGGCGACAAGTACGCTGTGTTCGGTGTGCGTCTGCCCGACGAGTACATCACAAAGGCGGAGACGGAGCTTCTCAATGCCTCGGTGCGCTACTTCCACGAGGCACTGCAACCGAAGGTGACGTATAAGGCGGAGCTGGATGGTCTCTACGCACAGAAGAATTGGGGCGTGCTTGCCCCTAAGCTCGCTATCGGTGCGTATGTCCGTCTTGTGGATACGAGCCTTGATATTGACGACCACGTGCGCATCACGGCTATCCGCACGAAGCTCTCTCAGCAGTACAAGCCACAGATAACGCTCTCTAACGAGGTGCAAGCCCCCAGCCTTGCCGTCTCTCTCGGCACGCTTGAAGCCGAAGGAGTACAGCAGAAGGAGGAGGTGCAGGCGGTGCGTAGAGAGGTAGCACGCTCCTTCCAGCAGGCTATGAGCCTCGCTGATGGTATTGCCGACGAGGTAAGGGCGGGCTTTGGCGACAGCATTAGCCCCGTCACCGCACGCACGATGCAGTTAATGGTGGGGGACAAGTCCCTGCAGTTCGTCTTCGTGGCTTCCCCAACGGCTACGGGGTCAGTGACGCACAACGTCACGTGGGACGAGAGCAGGGGTATCCTGCACGCAGATAGGGGCTACCTACGCCACATGACGCTCGGCATCAATACGCTCAGCTCAGAGCATAAGCCCAGCGAGTACAAGACGTGGGCGCTCCCCGCCTACGACTACGCAGTGCGCACCGACCAAAAGACTATCCACCTCTACGCCAAGGTGGAGCGCAACGGTGTAAACGGGGTATTCGTAGCCACGGACACGGCTAAGACGATGGAAGCGGAAGCGGGGTACTACTACCTCTACCTCGGTATGCTCAGCCAAGCCCCCAACAGAGCCTTCACCACCCTCTACGGCTTCACCGAGGTACTGCCCAGCCAAATACGTACGGAGCGCATCGCATCAGCCGACGGAAGCACATCCATTAACCTAAATACGGGAGAAATCGTGAGTGACAAAATTTCGTTCCGCCACCCAGACGGTGAGGAGAAGCCCTACCCCTCGGACTACCTACACAAGGCTATCCACGAGGGTACGACAGATATACAGGGCGGCCTTGTCCTCGGCTCGATCATCGGAGCGAAGAACAGCGCAGGTGCGGTCGCGTCGTACCTCTCGGGCGTTGCTAACCTCCCCGCCTTCGCCGCGGGTGTGACGAACTTCGGCAAGCCCAACGAGGAGCGCGTCGTCTCGATCAATCACGATGGCACGGGCCACTGGGGACAGATGGAGGTGATGGAAGGTGGTAAGGTCGTACAGATCGGCTCTATGCGCTTCGGTGGTAAGCTACCAAACACATACACGCAAGACCTCCGCACACTTGAATTCAACGACCCACGCCACGAGCGTTCACGCACCTATATCGGTGAAGATGGTGCGCTCTTCTTCTTCGGTATGTGGGGGGCAACGCCACGTTTCGTGCGTATCTCAAACCAGCTAAACAAGCCCGTGGTGCAGATACGTGGCGACGTCGATATTTCAGGGGCACTCCTCGGGGGTCGTGTGTACGCAGGTGACGTGAGCTTTGAGCATAAGTGGGGAGCGCGCTCCGACCGTATGAGCATCCAAAGGAAGGAGACAGGCATCTATATAGTCACCCACGACCTCGGACATACACGCTACTCGGTGATCTGTATGGATGCGGGGAACGGACGACATAACGCAAAGGCTGGGAAGATCAAGGCTAACTCGTTCGAAATCTACACTAAGTACGACAACACCCTGTATAGCGATATTGACTTTACGTTCCTCGTATTCGGCGACAACTACTAACCAACAAACCATAACCAACCAAGACCAAAGACTATGCAATTAAACGTTCAGTGGGTCTACAAAGCCCTATTCAGTTGTGCGGGAGGCTTAGTCGGCTGGGTTGTGGCGGAGTTCCGCCCAACCTTCCCGATGCTCGCAGTAATGGTGGTATTCGTCTTCTACGATGTTATTACCGCCTTCCGCCTAAGCAAGCGCGTGTACAAGAAGTACCCAGAAGCGGTCGACGAGAAGCCCAAGTTCAAGAGTTCAGCCTTCGGCAAGGCGATAACAAAGACCATCCCCAAGCGAGCCGCCCTTATCCTGTTGGGCTACCTCCTTGAGCATTATGTGCTGGGGCACTCTATCCCCCTCACTATGATATTCACAACGGCCGTCTGTGGGGAGCAGTTACTCTCTATCCTTGAGAATATGGGTTCGTGTCGTGAGGATAGTGAGGGGCGCTTTTGGCAGACGCTCCGACGCCTTGTGATAGAGAAGACGGAGCGACATATAGACGTCAGCCTTGACGAGTTCAAGGCGCTGAAGGAGGAAAAGAAGAAGGAGGAAGAGCTATGAGCAAGTACTTTTCCCTCTCCGAGATGACGCACAGCAGTACGGCTATATCTCGGGGCATCCCCAACGACCCAACGGACGAGCAAATACAAGACCTCAACCGCCTAATGGAGTACTTAGACGAGGTGCGTGAGGAGTTCGGTCAGCCAATCATCGTCACCTCGGGCTTCCGCTCTCCACGGCTCAACAGAGCTGTGGGCGGTGCGATGACGAGCCAGCACGTCAAGGGGCAGGCGGCGGACATCCGCCCAGCCCAAATCACGGACATCGGGAGGCTGTTCCGCCTCATACGCTCGCACGGGGGCTTTGACCAGCTCATCGACGAGCATCCAGCGGGGCGTGCCCCGTGGATACACGTGTCAATAGCCCCGACCACACGAGCGCCACGAGGCGAGGTGCTGGAGTACGACGGCAAGGGCTACAAGCGACTTAACTAACACAGCAGGGCGTGCGGTGACGTGAGGCCTCCGCCTACCCTGCTAACATACCAACCGCCTCACACAACATAATCAAACCTTTTATGAAAGCATTTGGAAAGGACGCCAGCCAGAAGACGACGGCAGCGCTCCCACTCGCACAGCGAGGAAACGACACCCTAATCAGAGTAGCTCTTGTAGCCAGACCATCGGGGAAGGCTATCGACCCCACAACGCTCGAGGCGCTCCACGTGGGGGTAAAGAGCGGGCAGGGGACGCAGTGCGCTACGATCCCGTACACCATCTCCAACGGTGAGCTGGTGGTAGAGGTCACGGCAGACATCTCACGACTTCTCGGGCTTGGCGTGTATACGCTTATCGTCACAGGTCGCACGCCCGATAAGGACTACGCCGACGGCTACCACGACTATGAGATCGTGGCACCGCTCTGCAAGGTTGTGAAGAGCGCTACCGAAGCAACTACCGAAAGCATCACCGCACAGGCGCTCGTGGCTCTCCGAGGAGAGCGAGGTCTATCCGCCTACGAGCTGGCGGTGCAGGATGGCTTCAAGGGGACGCTCCAGGAGTGGCTCGCGAGCTTAGTCCCCGCAGTGCCTACGCCAGCACCAGCGGGCGACGTCGTCTCCCTCGAGGAGTTCAACAAGCTCAAGGACACCGTCCGCTCGCTGTCCGTACAGCAGATGCCCGAGGATAAGCTGAAAGCTATCCTGTCGGTTATCAATAACATGTTCTTCTACGTCGGTGAGTACTGCTCAATCCTTGGCGAAGGTGGCGGTTCAGCAGAGCTTGGCGAGGATCGCCTCCAGCGATGGGTGAGAGCGATGACCTCCGATATCGTCACCCTCCTTGGTCTTGATGCAAATAGCGAGGACGACAAGGCTACGGCGAAGCAACTCGTCCCAAGCTACGAGTCGGCAACTCTGATGAGCTCGGCGATCAGTAGCACTGTCGAGAACACCCTGAAGGCGCTTGAGGAGGAGAAGAAGCAGGCTGAGGCTGGTCAGCCCCAGCCCTAAATAAGTGCGCCCCACCGATCGGCAGGGC